AGCAACCGAAGAAGCAGCAACCGAAGAAGCAGCAACCGAAGATAATAAGAAAGTAGAGGAATAACACAATGGGCGTTATCTACGTAAAAGACTTTGAACCATGGGCGGCGTTGGGTGAATTAGCCGGTCAATATTTCTCTCACCGTTTAGGGGCGTTACAAAATAACAAAATGGCTAAAGGTTATCAAGCAATGCTAGGCGGTGGCGGTGGTGGCGCCGGCGGGGAACAAGACCCGAACGCACTACAAGTTATGGATAATAATAACCGCATGGCTGGAATGGGTATGCAACAACCTAATAGCGCCGGTCAAATCAACCAGTTATTATCTAATTCCAATAACACATTTGCCAATAACTTGATGCAAAAGAATAATATCGGATTATGGGGCGGTCAAAATCCAGCCGCACCAGCACAACCGATGCAAGCTAACACAGATGCACCGGCTAACCCTATTACTGATCAACGCTTTAACGCTTATATGAATGAGCCAAGTCCTACATTACAAAAACAGTTGCAAGCACAGGCAGCGCAAGCACCACAAATGCCAGCACAACCGCAACAAAACACGGGGTTATGGAATTTTCAAAATCTAAATAATACTGGTATTAATACAGGGGTACCGCAATCATATCAAGAAATGATGCAACAACGGGCGAACGCACCTTTTCATGGGGCGCCCAAATCGGTAGAAAATGGTAATACTGATGCGGATAAAGCGCCGGTCCAATACTCTATACCAGATAAAGCAAGCGTAACAAGCGAAGCACGTAAACAACTAGGGGCCAATACGTTGGTCCTAGTTAAAGCCGGTTTTGATTTTAAGACGGCGCAAGGTTTAGCCAGCGAACAATATCAAACTGACGTTAATAATATGTATATGCAGCAAGTCAACGAATATCAAGAAAAAGTGCTTGAACCAATGCGCCAGCAAATCATGAATAATCTTGTATTTACACAGGATAAAGACGGCAACCCGGTTGTAGATACCTATAACACAAAACGGGTTAAAGGGTTGGCGCCAGCCGTTGCAAGATATAACTATCTAGCCGGTAAAGTTGGCGCGGGTACTATTGATATGAATAACTTGAATTCTATTGCGGCACTTGATAAACCGGATTATAAATTTAGTAGTGCGCAAAACGGCCATATTGTACGTTACAACATGGGAGACGGTACTATTCAAGATATGGGCGGTTATGGCAAGGTTGAAACAAAACAATTTGCGAACGGTCAAGTTATTGTTATGACACCAGACGGCCAAATGAAAAATATCGGTAATTTCGGGGCGAAAAATATTAAAGTTATGCCAGACGGTAAAACTTATATTGTTGGCACAGACGGCAGCATGAAGTATGTAGGTACTCACGTTAAACCGGCAACGGCTACACAATCCGGCACTAGTGGATATAATGCGCAAGTATTGCGTACGTTATCCGCGCAGCATACCGCATGGGTTAAAGCTAACCCAGATAAAGCGGAAACTGAAAGTCCTTATTACGGGCAGTTACAAAGCGCGTTAAGTGGTGCGCCTACTGCTGGCGGTGGTGGTGCTGCTGGAACGCCAACAGTTAAACGGCAACCTACTTATTCAAGCGAAGAACAAGCAGCAATTTCCAAGCGAATGAATGAACTTTCAGCGCAAGGCTGGAGCGATGATCAGATAGCAGCGGAACTTGATGCGGCCGGATACGGTCAATATAAATCGTGGTTAAAGTCTTATTAAATATAAAGGGGTAGACTATGGGTGCGTTTGATGATATTACAGGCCAATATGGCAAGGCAGTTGGAAATAACAACGCCTTTGAAGATATTACAACCGAATACGGTTATGATGTAGGCAACGCGCCCAAGCCTACATTTTGGGATAGCGTTAAAAATAATGCCGAATATGTTGCTAATGGCGTTAAAAACAATATTGAATGGATTGATAAAACCGGTAAGGAAATCAATGACAATGTAGGGAATACCTTAACGGCGTGGAAAGATGATGTAGTAAACAAATCAAACAATTTAGGTAATGAGTATTCTAAAAGTGCTGCTAATGCCCTTGAAGCTAATGGCAATAACTTTTCTAAATTTGATGATAACGGGGAGTTTATCGACGAATATGCTACGCCGGGGTTAGGTAAGGCACGAGTAGAAACCTATAACGCCGCCGTTGGTAAACCGGCCGGATATCTGGCAATTACTCCGTATGTTCCACCGCCTGTGCGAATAGCTGCCGGCGTACTTGCCGCTCCTACGATTGCAAGTGATACGGTTGATATGTATAACGCCAATGCAACCGCAGAAAACGACGGAACGGCACCAGACGGATTTTTAGGGAATAAATATGTAGCTACGGCGAAAAATCTTTTAGTAGACCCAGTGGCCGAGCCAGTAGAACGCTTGATTGACGACCCGGGGGAATTTGCTAAAAATATAGCCATGAACCCTACTAACTTATGGGGCGACGTATTTTTACCGGCGGCAATGGTACACGGTGCAACACCTAAAAAGGTAAGCGGTGCAATCGGTGAACGTGTAGGACGTGCAGCGGAACACATCAAAGAAAAGGCATCTAACGCCTTTGAAGATATTGGCGAACGTTTCACAAAAGATGCGCCAACAATGGAAGAAGGCGTAATGTATAACGCGTTTGATGATGTACCCGTACCAGAAGAACCTAAAACAGTAGAACCGCGCGAATATTCCGAAGGTGGTTTGAACGGTCAACCTATGGAAGGAGAAACCGGTAATATCCAAGCTGACATTTATAACCGATACCGTATGAATGGATTAAGCGACGTTGAAGCGGCCGGCATGACTGGTAATATTGGCGCCGAAAGCAGTTTTAGTACAACGGTAACAAGCGGCGACGGCTACGGTTCCCGTGGTTTGGTTCAATTTACTGGTGATAGACTCAACGGCGAAAAAGGTTTGTTGAAATTCGCAGAAAGTCGCGGGTTAGATCCGTGGGACTGGAGAACGCAAGTAGATTTCAGCGTATGGGAATTACATAATACCGAAAGCGCTGCACTTGAAGCTATGCGCGCACACCCAGACGCAACGCCGGCAGAAATGGCGAAAATCATTCGTGAAACATACGAAAGACCAGACCCAGCAGTTGCAAATGATGCAATGCGTGCAGAAATTGCAGAAAATACCTTTAAAGGCAATTACGGCAAATACGAAAATGGGCCACGTGATAATACATCGTTTAAAGATAGTACGCTAGACCCTAATTATCGAAACTATGAGCAACCATTCAAAGATGAGTTTATAGAAAACGAAAAATCTGTAAATGGTGAAGAACCACACACCGATTTAAACAGTTTTGTAGAAAATACCGATAAAAAACAGGTTAAAAACGAAGATTTAGGTATAAACTATCAAGGCGATGGCGAAACTGCCCGTACAAGCGAAATAAATGAATTTCAGCCAAAAGACCGCATAAATACTGACTTTGTAGAGGGTGAAAAACCTAAATTTGAAGAAAAAGCACTTGAAAACGATGCAAATACTCAATTTAGGTATGAAGAAGATGCACCGAACGAAAGTTTACGAAATGCACTTGACGATTTACCGCAAAAAGCAAAAGAAACTATCATAAATGAATTGAAAAATGATGCATCTGATCCACGATATACCGAATTAGAAAATAAAGTAAATTCTAACACGGAATTATTGAAAGATTTAAACAAAGCCACAAAGCCAGATATTCCAAAAACGGAACTTGATGCGGTGAAGGTTCGATTATCTGAAAGCCTAGATGTACCAGTTGAACGATTGAATAACGAATACATGGAAACGGTTCGCCGTGATCGTGCTGCTGAACTAATTGCAGATACGCAAGAATTGAAGTTGATGCAAGCAGAACCGACAGAAGGTGGCGTGAGCAAATACGCGCAGCAACCTAGCCAACTATTAGATAATGCAACGCATGAGCAAGTACACGAAGCTATGGTGAAAGCCTTTGACGGCAACGAAGCAATGGCAAATCGTTATTTAGAAAGTAAAGGCGTTAGACCTACGGAAGCACTACAATATAGCGCAACGGGTAAGGATACGCCGCATACTGGCATTGACGAAGTAGGGCGATTAGGCCGAAGCGTAACGCGTAGGGAAATATTAGATGCAGTTAATAACTTATTTAATCAACGCGTTAAAAGTGGCCGTTTGGGGCGTCCTAACGTGCGCGGCTGGTATAACACTAAAACCGATGTAATTCGTAGCGGTAATTATGGCGAAATTCCAGTTATCATGCATGAATTAGGGCATTATGTAGATAATTATTTCGGTTTTAGTAAAGATGCACGGTTCAATACAGAATTTAACGGCGTTATTCAAGACCGTTTCGGTAAAGCCTACAACAAGTTAGGCATGGACGGAATACGTGGCGAAGGTTACGCAGAATTTTTCAAAGATTATGTGAGTGATCGCGCGAAAGCAAAACGTGAATTTCCAGAATTTTATAGCCACTTTACGGAAGCAATTAAGAATGAACCAGAATTAAACGGTATAACCAATAAATTATCGCAGCTGGTTCATGAATGGCACCGTCAAGGCGGGGCGGAACGTATCAAAGGTAGTATTTCGTTTGAAAGTAAAGGTAAAGTAAGCCAAGCTATTGATGCGGTTAAGCGTGGCGAAGCTAAAGACGTAATTAAAAAAGCGTTAAATGATGTATACACTAAAGCCGTTGATGAATTGAACCCGTTGAAGGATTTAGTTGAGGAAGTCGAACGCCAAACAGGCGAAAAGATTGCCTTTGATGATAATCCATATATGCAAGCGTGGTTAGCGCGTGGCTGGGTAGGTAAAGCAGAAACGCTTATTGAACACGGCGCACCAGAACATGGTATTAAATCGTTAAAAGACATTTTGAAAGGTATAGGCGAAAAGGAACATAAAGAATTTTCCGCATATTTGGTGGCGTTGCATGATTTAGACTTGCACAAGAACAAACAAAAAGCAACGTTTGATTATACCGAAGATGCTGCCGTATTAGGTAAGCACGCTGGAAATGAACGCTTTCAAAAGGCGGCAGTTGCAATATATAAATATCAAGATTACATGTTGCAAATGTTAGTTAAAGAAGGCATGTTGACGGCTAAAGCATATCATACAATGCGTAAAATGTATCCGCATTACATTCCATTTTTCCGCGACATGTCAGATGCTGGCATGCAATCGTTTTTATCTGGTGGCAAGGGTTTTGTTGATGTATCCAGTCCGGTAAAACGTTTTAAAGGTAGTACGCGCGATATTATAGATCCGTTGGAAAGTATCGTAAAGAATACGTTCCAATTCTATAACGCAGTAGAACGCAATCACGTTGGGCGTACATTTGCAAAACTTGCCGATAAAAACGGCGTAGGGCAAATAGTGGAACGTGTAAACGGTAACAAAGCGAAAACCGATAATACGTTCAATGTTTGGGAAAACGGCGAAAAAGTAACGTATGAAACAACGCCGGAACTTATTCAAACGATGCGCATGTTAGACAAAGACCAATCAAACATGGTTGCCAAAATCTTATCATATCCGGCCAACTGGTTACGCGCTGGTGCTACATTATCACCAGAATTTATCTTGCGGAACCCTGTACGCGATATGATAGGCGCATCTATTTATTCCAAACATGGGTTTATTCCTGTAGTCGATACTTTTAAAGGCCTATCACTATTCCTTAAAAAAGGTGAATTATACTGGGAATATATGAAGTCCGGCGCAGCACATGCGGCAATGGTTTCGTTAGACCGCGACTATTTAGGCGGCCAATTACGCGATATTATGAGCCGTGAAAGTAAGGTTACTAAACTAATTAAAAACCCTATTGAAGTGTTACGTGCTATGAGTGAAGCAACAGAAATGGCGACACGATTGGCGGAATTCGATAACGCACGAAAGGGTTATACTGGGGTTGGTAATCGCCTATTCGGTAAAGATAGAAAGCCTTTAACTGCAAGGGAAGCAGCACTTGAAAGCCGTGATATAACGTTGGATTTCAGCCGTAGGGGTTCGCATACTAAAAAGGCAAATCAAGTAATAGCCTTTTTCAATGCTACAATTCAAGGCGCCGACAAAATGGCGCGTGCTTTTAAGGAAGACCCGCGCGGTATGACTATTAAAACTATGCTATATATCACGTTACCAAGTGTTTTGCTATGGTATATGAATAAAGATGATGAGCGATACCAAGAGTTGCCACAATGGGAAAAAGATACATTCTGGATTATTCCGGGCAAAGAAAATATGTATCGTGTTCCTAAGCCATTTGAAGCTGGCGTGCTATTCGGTACATCGTTTGAACGTATGCTACAGTATTTTGACGATGCAAAAAACAACCGTAAAGGTGTAGGTTTTAAAGGTTTCGGCGATAGGGTTATAGATAGCCTTGCACCTAGTTTTATGCCTACGGCTATGATACCGGTTGTTGAAGCTATGACAAATTACTCTTTATTCAGACAACGCAATATTATTCCACAATCACAAGAAAATTTACCGGCACGCCTACAGTACGGCTCTAATACAAGCGAATTTGCAAAATTCGTAGGCGATAAAATCAACGTTTCTCCGTATATTGTAGATAATACAATAAGAGGGTACGGCGGCGGACTTGCTGGGTTGGGTTTAAGTGCGATTGATGCGGCATCTGGTGCAAAAGAAAACAATGCATCTAAAAAATGGTACGAAGCGCCGGGGTTAAGAGGGTTTACCGCGGCACCTTATCAATCATCGAATAGCGTACAACGTGTATATGATGATTATAAGGAACAAGAAAAACTGCATAATGAATTTAAACTAACGGGGCAACGGCCAGACGGATACGATGCCAAAGAATTCGCAAAACTCAAAAATGCAAGTGATAGCCTAAAAGGTTTAAACAAAGCATCTAAAGCGATCATTAATAATGAACGTATGAGCGGCGAACAAAAGAGGGAACAATTAGACAAAATCAATATGAGAAAAGCCAATATAGCGCGCAGCGTTTATGGTTTAGGTAAGGTTAAATAAAGGGGCGCATAATGGAGTTTATTTTGAAGTTTTTTGTTGAGGGTTGGAACTCTTTAACAGATAGTTTTGTACTGAAAGCAATATTAAGCGGTGCGGCTGCCGTTGCTATATGGGTGATTGGAATTAAACACGTCCAGATTTTGGGCGTGTTTATTTTATTGGTATTCATCGACCTTTTCACTAAATGGGCGGCTATTGCCTATCAAATGTTAATTGATGAATACGGATACGATAAAGACCAAATGGCAGTATGGGAAAAGTACCGCGCAATACCGTTGGCGTTTGAAAAGGGCCTAATTTCCAGCCGATACATGCGAAAAGGGTTTGTGTTTAAAATCCTAACATATGTAGCAGCTACAATGGCGGCCGTATTATTTGATGAAATGAGCGGCCAAAAGCAATTCGCGGTATCGTTAGTTTGGTTATATTTGGGTTCCTGTGAATTCCTATCTATTATGGAAAACCTACGCGACGGCGGGAATGTGATGCTAGGTAAATTCCTTGATTTAATCCGAACAAAAATTGAAAACAAGGTGAAATTATAAGGGGGTACCATGAGAGGTATTGACGTAAGCGAAAATAACGGCGTAGTTGACTGGGGCGCGGTAAAGGCTAATGGGTTTGATTTCGCGATCATTCGCATCGGTTATGGCCGTGGCAATTTAGATAGTGAATTCTATAACAATATTAACGGCGCTATTAATGCCGGTTTGTCAGTTGGTGTATACCATTATTCCTATGCTATGAACGAAGAACACGCAGCAGAAGAAGCGGAATTCGTTTTAAATACACTTAATGATGCCGGATTAACTGTGGATAAGTTGCCAATGGGCGTATGGTTCGATATGGAAGATGCGGACGACTACAAAGCAGAACACGGTATGCCAACAGACCAGCAACTAACTAATATATGCAGCGTGTTCATTAATAAGTTATGGCAAGCTGGATATGTAAATACTGGTTTATATGCTAGTTATGACTGGTTAGTAAACGTATTAGACGTTAGCCAGTTGGGCGGTTGCGCTATCTGGTGCGCACAACTTAATAGCCAATGCGACTATGAAGGGGCCAATTTATGGCAATATACATTTACCGAAAATATCGAAGGTAAAGAATTTGATGCGGATTTAGTATTGAATTGGCCTATCTAACGGGGGTATTTATGGATACTATCAAGCAATTCATAAAGGCGTATTTACCGGTTATCACCGTGGCATTACTTATGCTGCTGGTGGTAGTGGCTGGCTTATTCGCCTATAATATGATGCATACCAAAAAGCTACAAGAACCGGTTATTATTAATCAGACCGTAGCGAAAAACCCAGTTAAATTAGGGGAAGCGCTTAACGTATCGCCAAACGTAGCGAAGGAAGTTATTGCGTATAAGGAAACCGCGCAGCCGGTAGTAACGTATTACACGCAAGCGCCAACGCTACATGATGCGGCAGTAGTTACGAAAAACGCCATTAAAGAAAAATCGCCTACTATTCCAAAGGAAGCTATAGAAAAAAGTGATAGAACTGCCGTTGTTGAAAATACCGATGAACAAAAGATTGATGTATATAAAATCAATCTTAACAAAGCGCATCGCATAATGGGCGGCGTTACAGTACTGGAAACGGGTAAGGTATACGAAACGGTAGGTTATCAAGCTGGCGACTTTCAAGGCCTAGCGCATTTTGACGGGAAGCATTTCAAAGGGGCCAGCGCGCTTTATACATTTGCGAAATGGTAGGTGATCCGATTATCTCCGAGTTGCACGGCTTGCAACAGTAAACTATTAGTTGACAGTTGGAAAGGAAATATTATGAAAACATTTACATTTGAAGGCAAAACTCATATGTTCGCGGAAGAAGTAAACCCAAAGAAAGACGGTTTATATACCGCAACACTAACAGACCATAACAACGTACGTTGTGAAATGTGGTTCGTAAACGGCGAATTGAAACGCCTTGTTGAATTAGACTAATAATAAAGGGGTACCATAGCGGTACCCCTCTTTTTTGTTTTTGACGGCAAAAATACGGCAAAAATTTCATAATAAACTATATAATTTTGTGGATATAAATTCTTAAAAATTGTTTTGGCCAATTAGTTAAAAACTACAATATGCTATTTCGTGGATAAAAAATATTAAATCCGATATAATATATTGATATAAAATATAGTCTATAAAATACCATGTTTAATAGGGTTTGTTATTAAAACGGCAGAAATTCGTCAAAAATAATTAGCCGAAAATATCGGCAACTTTATCAGCTGCCTTTAGTCGCATATCATCTGAAAAATGAACATATGTATTTAATACTGTTTGTATACTATCACCTAATAGGGCGGATACCGTTTTTATATCTACGCCATTTGATAATAATTTAGTTGCGTATGTATGGCGTAGATCATGAATTGAGTTATATGGCAAGGACCTTTTCATAATTCGTGTTGCGCCCCAGCTAGCGCTAACTCTATTATTAAAAAGGCGGTCGGTCGAACATGTTTCCTTGTATTCTTTCAAAATATTGGTTAATATTGGCGGAATAGGTAATTGCCTATAACTATTTTTGGATTTAAGCGGCTTTAACGCATATTTATTGTAATCAATCGCGCCGAATTGCTGTACTACATTAATAGTATTACTATCTAAATCAACGTTTTCCCAAGTAAGGCCAATAATTTCGCCATATCTCATGCCGGTATAGGCGGCAATAGAAAATATAACATAGTATTTATAGTTTTTAGGTTTTAAATCTTTTAAAAATGTTTCTATTTCTGTATCTGATAATACCTTTATTTTTGTAGGTTCATTATCCTTAAAACGTGGTATTGTTTTTAATTCGTTTACAGGAATTATTTTATATTGGTTCGCCGCATAGCTAAATAAACGTTGAATTGTACCCAAAGCAAGGTTTTTTGTGGTAGTTGAATATAAACTATCATTCAATACTCTTTTAACTTGATACGGCGTTATATTCGCTATTTTTTCGTTAAATATAGGCTTAAATATATCAAATGTACGTGTATAGGCCTGTAATGTATTAAATGTACGCGGCTTATTTTCTTTCATGTAAATATTAAAAAAATCAATAAGAGTTATGTTTCTAAGACTATCATCGGTTGCGGTGATAGTCTTTTTTAGTTTATCAATGATCGTTTGGGCGTGGATTTTTGCCGCCTTTTGTGTTTCAAAACCCTGTTTAGATTTCTGGCGCCAGCGGTTGCCGTCCTTGTATGAAACGATACATTGATACCCTTTATCCTTTTTTCTTATGGTTATATTGCATTGCATCATCTAATTCCTTTAATGAATAACTTGCTATGTAATGAGCGCCAACAGTTAGGGCAACTATTAAAAGTAACAAAATATATCGGTGTTCTTCCCAAGACATAAGGCCTAATATCATACCAATAATAAGGTACAGAATACTTTGATAAAAGGCTACGTTAATTGCATCTTTTTTACTCATGGTAAACCCCTTTATTTAACAATATATGCGCGAATGTATCCGCATCATGTTCTAGCTTTACGCGTAAATCCACATCTATTTCCTTAAATAAATCATAATCCTTATGAAGGAATATATGCCCTAATTGATGAGCCAACGCCATGCGCTGCTGGCGCCTACTTAACCGGCTATTTATAATAATAGCCTTTTTTATCTCCGGTTTTATCTGTATACCGCTAACGCAAGCCGGCAATGGTTTATATATAACTTTAATATCTAATTTACTTGCTATGTGGCGCGGTTCGTTTGAGCCGTGCGAATTAATCAAATCTAAGACAAAAGAACACATATTGAACATGCTAACAATTCCCCTTGAATATATTAATCGTCTAATACCGCTTTTAATACTTTGGATATTTTAGCCTTTTGTGATGCAGTCAATTCGCGATCACCATAATAACAAATCAAGGCATTATCCGTAATTTTCTTTAAATCAATACAATTATCTTGCTTTTTAACTTTAGGCGTTCCCTCTACGCCCTCAGCAAAATAAGAGGTTGGCACGTTGAAATATTTGGCCAAAATCTTAACTGTTTTTAAACTAGGTATAGAATTTTGGTTTTTCCAACGTGAAATAGTACTTTAAGCAATGCCAGTTTCCTTTGAAACTTGATACATGGAAACGCCAGTTTTTCGCATTGCATCGCAGAATTTTCGGTAAAACATATTTAACCTCCGCAAGCTATAAATAAAAATTTATAAAATTTACGAAATGTTTATTGGACTACTTGCGTTAACGCACGTATAATAAAGCCATAAGGTAGTTGCGAAAACGCAAGCAATCTTATAAACAATCGTGTTGTAGCAAGTGGTGAAAGGTGAAGTATTTATTACTTGCTATAACGCAAGTATAACATTTTAAATAAGGGGGTGTAAACCATAAAAACAACAGTAAAAAACATTTTCCAGTTAATGGATAAACAAGGCGTTACCGCCTATAAGTTATCTAAAGAAACTGGGATTTCTGAAAGCGTAATATCACGCTGGAAAAGCGGCGAACAATCGCCAAGTATTAGTAGCCTTGTAAAGGTTGCGCACTTCTTTAATTGTGGTTTATCTGAATTGATGAAAGGGGTTACGAAATGAAACTAACGTATACCGTGGAAGAAGTGGCCGAAGTTTTAGGCATTTCTAAATCATCGGTATACAAATTGCGAAACGCTGGCACAATTCACCAGCTAACAAAATTACCGGGCGTTTTGTTTTCAGTCAAAGAAATTCAAGCAATAGCCGGATTAGAAACAGAAGTGAATTCTATCAATTACCGGGCATTAAAAGCAGAAAATGAAGAATTGGCGAAAGAAAACGCAAAACTAAAAAATAGTATAAAAAAAATCACCAGCGATGTACTGGCGATTACGGGGGAATTTGTCAATGACTAGCATTATGAAAATTGCGGGTTTTGTATTGTTGTTAGGTACGCCCGGATCATTAGAGATTGACGTACTAACATTCTATGAAGCAGTGTTGCAAGGCCTGTTAGGAATTACGCTGCTATATAGTGGCATCTATATTGATAAATTAAAAAAGGTCCAATAGTAACGGCAATTACTAAAGGGCAGATGCGAAAAGTGAGTTATTAAAGCATCTTAACCGCATAATATCATATGCGCGTTAAGGTGGCAAGGTGTAAAAAAATGGACTTTGACTGGCAATTAAATAAAAAACAAATAGCCGAAGTTTCGGCAATGTTCACAGAACTATGTGAAAAAATAGCAGATAAAGAAATTTCTATCGGTTTTAGCGTTAGAAAAATCGATGAAAAAGGTGAAGAAACGCTTTTTACTTATGATGTATACGCAATATATGAAGGCAAAATAATTTATATAACTATGGGAGAACATCGTTCTTTAATGGGTTCAACTATAACGAATAATGACATAGCGGAAATTATTGCGTTCTTGAAAGGGAATAAATAAAAATGAGTAGCATTTATACATTAAACAAAGATTATGCGGAACTATCCGCAATGCTTGAAGCAGCAGAAACAGAAGAAGAAATTCAAGCAATTCAAGATACGTTAGAAATGATTAACGTATCAATCGAAGAAAAACTAGAAAATACAGGCAAATTTATCAAAAATACGGAAAGCGATATTGCTGGTATTAAAGCAGAAATCGAACGTTTAACCGCAATGAAGAAAACAAAAGAAAATTTTGTTGAACGGTTAAAAAGTAACGTTGAATTTGCACTAAAAGAAAAAGGACTTGAAACGCTAACCGTTGGCACCTTTAAAGCTGGTTATCGCAAAAGCGAAAGTGTTGAAATTATCAACCTTGATGTAATTCCGGCGGACTTTACAAAAGTTGAAATTAAAGCCGATAAAACGGCAATTAAAAAAGCACTTAAAGCTGGCGAAGTAGTAGATGGTGCAGAAATTAAAGTAAACCAAAATTTCTATATTAAGTAGGCGGTGAAACATGGAATTTAGAACACTAAAAGCAAATGAAATAGATTGCCGTATTCAATCACTAAATGAAAAAAACGGCAACGTAGGCGCAGTGGTGCTGCTATATAAAGATGCACGCGTTGACATGCGACTACTTGATGAAGTCGTAGGTGCATTAAATTGGAAACGTGAACATACGATCATTGGCGATAGATTATACTGCACAGTTTCAATCTTTAACGAACAAACTGGCGAATGGGTTGGAAAGTCCGATGTAGGCACAGAAAGCAACACAGAAAAAGAAAAGGGCCAAGCATCTGATAGTTTTAAGCGTGCATGCTTTAATTGGGGTATCGGTAGGGAATTATATTCCGCGCCATTTACCTATATAAACCTACAAAGCGGCGAATGGTACAAAGGCAAGGACGGAAAACCTAAATCATACGCAAAATTTACAGTTAAAGAAATCGACTATGACGAAAATCGAAATATTAGCAAGTTAATCATAGTTGATAGTAAAGGCACCGTACGCTTTACTATGGGCGGAAACGCTGCACCAGTACCAGCAGAAAAGCCAAAAGAAAAGCACGTTGCCGGATATGATGAATTCTGTAAACTTGCGAAAGATAAAAACGTACCACCGGCAGAAATCACAAAATATATTGCAACAGAATTCAAGAAACCACGCCTTGCGTTATTAGATGGATTCGAGATGATCTCTGCGCTTGATTGGTTGAAGAAATTCATTGAAAAAGGCGCCGAATAATGAAATGGGTAACAAAAGGAATTGCAGTTGTTAAAACGTTAGGTTATAACATTCTAATTCCAGCGCCGAAAGATGAAGAAATCAATAAAATTGATGAAAATTCAGAATATACGGTAACGCTAACAAAGAAATCTAAAAAGCGTTCTTTAAATGCCAACGCCTACGCATGGGTTCTATGCGATAAGATAGCGCGTGAACTTTCAAAGAACGCATATATTTCAAAAAATGACGTGTATAAGCGCGTTATTCAAGAAGCTGGTACATTTACCTATCTACCAATTAAAAACGATGCCGTAGGCCGATTTATTGAAATTTGGCACGGCCACGGGTTAGGCTGGTACGCCGAAGAAGCTGGGCCAGCAAAAACCGAAGGTTATACAATCGTTCGCGCCTATCACGGAAGCAGCGTATACACGGTAGATGAAATGCGGCGTTTGATTGATGCATTGGTTGATGAGTGCAACCAATTAAACATACCTTTAGAAAATAATGATTATATCAACTCATTAATAAATGAATGGGGGAACAATGAACAAGCGAAAGAAACTTGATAACGTTCTATATGCCCGTACCAGAAAATGGGCGTATGAACGCGATGAGGGTTTATGCGTGCTATGTGGTGCTGCTGCATCTGAAGTACATCATATAGAGTTTAGATCGCACGGCGGTTTATCAAATCTTAATAATCTGGCTTGCTTATGCCGTGATTGCCATACAAAAGCACATGGCGTAGATGCTAAACAAATAAGGGAAGTTTTAAAGGAACGAAATAAGGGGGTTACATGGCAGAACGAAGAATGATGTCAAAATCAATCATCAAGTCCGATACATTCCTAGACATGCCATCAACTACACAAAACCTATACTTTCATATGCTGCTTGATGCTGACGATGACGGGTTCATTAATGCCCCAAAATCAATTATGCGAATGATTGGCGCTAAAGATGATGATATGAAAGTACTTGCTGCAAAACAGTTTGTTATACCGTTTGAAAGTGGCGTTGTAGTTATCAAAGATTGGAAAATTCATAACTACATTCAGAACGATAGATACAAGCCAAGCACTTTGCCAGAACGTGATTTACTCAATATTCAGAAGGATAAAACGTACACGTTAAAAAGCGATGTATCCAGAATGGATACAGAATGTATACAAACTGTATCCATAGGTAAGGATAGGATAGGTAAGGATAGGATAGGTAAGGATAGGATAGGTAAGGATAGGTTAGATACATTATGTCATGTTTCACATGACGATGTGGAAAAATCTCATATTGATATTATCGAATATCTTAATCTTAAAACCGGTTCAAAATTTAAGCCAACTACAAAACCATATATACAAGCAATTAGATCACGATTGAAAGAAGGTTATACGGTTGACGATTTTAAAACGGTCATTGATAAAAAATGCCGTGAATGGAAAGGTACAAAGCTAGAAAAGTATTTAACGCCAAAAACGTTATTTGCGCCAAGTCATTTTGATACATATCTTAATTCAAATGAAATGGCAGCCATGACGGATACAGAAAGAAAGGTTGCAGAATTAAACGCGTTAATTGATGCGGTGGAAGGGGGAACACATGAAGCCGGAAACATTGAAGGCTACGGGCCAACTATTGATATATGACAAATTCGATAGTGCAAAAGTTAAAATGTACGCCTACATGTTAGAGGATATAAACCCCGTAACATTGGCGGAAGCAATCAAGCAATGCATTAATACATGCGAATTCGTTCCAGCCGTTGCAACTATTCGCAAGAAAGCGGCGGAAATTTCCGGATATGTAAACGGAAAAGAAGAACGATTGATTGCGCAAGATGCATGGGAAGTGGTACGGAAAAAGGCAAGCCAAGTAGGTTATGAAAAAGGCCTTGATGAATTGGAGGGTATAACAAGGCTTGCTGCTAAAACTGTATGGCGTTTCTTTGACCCACGCAATAGCCAAAGTTATAACGAAAGCGCAGCAATGAGCCAATTCTGTAAGGCTTATGAGCAAATGGCCGCACGTGAACAAAGAAATATGGAAATAGCGGAAAGCATCAAAAGTAATGGTTTGTTAATGGAAGCGCGAAAACGTGCAGAATTAAATAGGCCACAGAAAACAGAAATTAAGATGTTAGATAACGGGCATCTGGTAGAGGTTGAAAAATACGAAGCCGTAGACCTTAAAAGCATGGTTAAAGATGCCGATATTTCGGACGAAAGTAAAAATTTGATTTTTGGGGTGCTGGAATGAACAAGAAATACAATTTATTCCCGAAATTAATCGAATGTAGGGAATTGTTAAGGTATACACAATCAGACATGGCGGATATTGCCGGGGTATCACCAGAAACATACAAGAAACATGAACGCGGGTTATTTGATTTTAGATTAACGGAAATGTTGGCAATTCAAGAAAACATTAATGACGAATTACAAACAAATTTAACACTAGATGAATTGTTTAGAATGGAAAAAATCGTTTAAATGCGTTGTATGGAGTTTTTAAAGCCTTAACGATAAATCATAAGGGCGAAACAGTAAATAGGGCAAAATGAGCGAATTTACCCTATAGAATTAGAAAATAGAAAGGGAATTATATTATGAATAGTGTTCAATTATTGGGAAATCTTGCGCGTGATCCAGAAGTACGTTATACACAATCCGGCCGTGCGGTTGCAACGTTCACAGTAGCAGCTAGCAATACATATATTGATAGTGCTACAAATGAAACGAAAGAACAAAAGGCGTTCGTGAATTGTGTTGCATGGGGCAAGCTGGGCGAAGCAGTAGGCAACTATAGAAAGGGAAACCGCTTATTTGTAGAGGGGCGAATTCAAACAAGAAGCTATGAAACGCAAGACGGCCAAAAGAAATACGTAACGGAAGTTATTGCAAGTTTTGTAGGTGTATCCGCTTTAAATGATGCGGAAGCTGGCAGCAATTTCGATAATTTTGCAGATGATAAGGGGAACGATGAAAATATTCCGTTCTAATAGGTGGCAAAAATGTTAGTTAAGAATGATAAGGAATGGTGCTGGTGTTTGTGTGAGCATGTAGGGTATCCACAGAAAAGCATTGAAGATGCAGTGAAAGATTTTGCCGAAACATATCCGGCGGAAGAAGTCCCAATGATTAGAGTCGGAAACCCTTATTATTATGTTCCTACTGTTGATGCGGAGCGTGTTATCAATGACATTATTGATTATGATCTTGATGATGAAATAGCAGAATATTCGGAAGATTATTTGTTACATGTAGAACTGAAACAAATTGACGTTTTACAAGAAAAATTAACGAAGGCGTTTCGTGAATGGGAAGAAAAGAACGGCTATAAAAATACATCGTTTGTTATTCTTGAAACTATCAAACCATTTGAAAGTAAGGAATAAAGAAATGAAATCACCGTGTAAGGGGTGTGAGTATAGTGTGTTAGGCTGCCATAGTACATGCGCGTCCTACATCAAATACAGTAGCAACAGAAAAAAAGAAATAGAAACCCGTGATAATCGGGGCGACGTGTTCGGGTATGTAAAGGATAGCCGCCATAAGATTAAACGGCGAATGGGGCAGTATAAAGTGTATTAGGAAAGGAAAAAACATGTTACGAATAAAAGTATTTCAAAATGGATCAACAAGATTTTATAATACTAAAACATTTGAGGAAAAAGGCGGAAAAGATAACGAAGCGTATGAATTTATGTTAGCTATGGGAAACGTTGATTTAGGAAACAGAAAATTTATACATTTTGTTGATGAAACAACAGATACAAGTGTTTTTGTATCGCCTGTTGGGTGTGTGATTGAAGCCGAAGGGGTTGCGGAAGAATGAACGCGGACTATATAGTAAATTGGCTTGCGTTAGGTGCTTGCATATATAGCCGAAAAACCGCAGATGCAGCGCTTGCCGCATTAGGTTTAAGGAAAGCTATCAAAAGAAAACCAATGCGCCCGGATAGGGTTAGCGATTCGGGAAATCGCGGAAGCGTGCGGCGCATCATATACGCTTGTTAGAAATCGCCTGTTAGCTGCTGGTGTAAGTCTTGAAAGGTTGAAGCGATGAAGCAAGCATTAATAAAAGGCGTTAAAAGTGATGAATGGTATACGCCTATAGAAACCGTTAAAACAATGCTTGATGTATTCCCGCCAAAGGCTGGAGATAAAATTTTATTGCCATTCGATACAGATAAAAGCAATTTTGCGAAAGTTATCACGCGCGAATATGATCCGCTAGCTATATACGGTATTAAAGATTTTCTAACTAAAGATTATGAGTTTGACTATTTAATCACTAATCCGCCGTATAGTAACAAAGATGAAATTATAGCGCGATGCATCGAAACAGGCCGCCCGTGTGACTGGTACTGCCTATAGATGCACTGGGGGGGGGTACAAAGGCATAAATTATTTAGCAAGACAAATATAAGTGTATACGTACCAACTAAGCGCATTAAATTTATAAGTGAAACGGGTGAGCATACAAAATCACAGGCACATCATAGCATTATTATGCTAATAAATGCGCCTAAGAATAAAATTATCTATGAATATCAAAGGGGAATTGATAAATGAGTGTAAAGGTAGACATGGGGAATGGTAGAGTATTTACATGTGAGCAACTAGCCAGCGCATTAACGCTGGTTATTGAAAACATGATTTTGAAACCAAAAGTAACGCAAGATAGATTTTTAATTACGCTTGAATACAAATACCATAAGGACGGCAAAACGAAACGATTACGGCAAGCACTTTCCAAAATGGTAATGGAAGCATTTAATGGAACGGTTGAAGCGTACATTTACAACGTACGGCAGCAACTGAAAGAAATTATTATAAAAGGGGAATTATACGATGAAGAATGAGCAAAAATGGTTATTACAAGAAATGTATAACGAAGGTTATCGCGATATTAAAATCGAAGGCGTGTATGCGTTTTTCGTAAATCCTACATTTATTGAAAACGGCGGGAATTTTAAGATACGCGATCATACCCCAAGAATTCCATGCAAGGTGCTGGGGTTAAATCCTAATATACGTAAATATTCCATTGCATCGCTATTGGGTATCGTGGAATGGGAAAAGGTTCCGGTTGATACGCCAGTTATTGCAAAAACTGCATTTAAAAAAATGAAACTTTATTTTGCTAAATACGAAAATGGGCGTGTACATTGCTTTATGAACGGTCAAACGTCATGGAGTTATCAAGGCGATTTTTTATGGGTATATCCGGAAAGTGATGTATTATTGGCGGAAAGGGCATTAAATGAGTGTGATTGATATTACATTAAAAGGACGTCCAGCAACTAAAAAGAATAGCGGGCGTATTATAAACCGAAACGGGAAGCCTATTATAATACCGTCGGAAGCCTACAAGAATTATGAAGATGCTTGCATGTGGCAACTAGCTGGGAAGAAATTGCATATATCTGGCATTATCGTTGTTGAATGTAAATACTATCTTCCAAATAAAAGAAGCTGGCCGGACTTAATCGGACTTTTACAGGCAACCAGCGATATATTAACAAAGGCCAAAATCATCGATGATGATAAATGGATATGTTCGTACGGTGATAGCTGCATCGCTGGCATTGATAAGGAAAACCCGCGGGCAGAAATACGGATCATGGATAGAAAAAATAAAGTGTTGGAAGCGTTATTGAAATGAGGGCAACAAATGGAACTACTAAACAGGATTAAACGCATCTTTGGTTATAAACGCTATAATGCGGACGTTATCAAGGTTAAGCGATGCATGCCGGGTGTATTATTGCCAAAAGTTGGCAGCGTAGATGCTGCCGGAATGGATTTTTACCAGCCAGAAAGCGCGGTAATAGAACCGCATCAAACGCAATATATCACGCTGGGCGTAGCGGTAGAAATTCCAAGAGGGTATATGTTAATGTTGGCACCACGTTCCAGCATGAGCAAAACGCCGTTAATTATTCCGAACTCATTCGGGGTGATTGATGCGGACTATAGGGGAGAAATTAAAGCAATCCTACACAATACCAGCGATACGCCATATTTAATCCAAAAATGCGATAGATTAGTACAGGGTATTATGGTACCAGTAGGCGCATTAAAACTGTTAGAGGTTGCGCAATTAACCGAAACGGTGCGCGGTTCCGGTGGTATTGGCAGCACAGGAAAATAACCATGATTAAATTATTATTTGATGCTGCATTAGTGTTTTCGTTAATGATAGCGTTAATTAAATTAGTATCAGCATTTACGATGTAGTGGATAAGGGGTAAAATAAATGCCCCTTTATAAGAGGTGAGCATGTCAAATTATCAAAGTTTTCTGTTTTCGCTGGTTGTTGTATTACAAATATTGCTGGTTTGTTGTAGTTACACAAAGGAAGATTTTGGAGAATTTGCAACAGGGGTAATAACAATAAGTTTACTTGTGTTATTTGTTTCCACGTTATGTGGTTAGAAAGGGGAAATGTGTAATGCCTATTATTAATCCGATGTATCTGTATTTGATTGAGGTAATACATAATATTGACGTAATTAATCAAGGATTGTTTATTATACTAACGGTTGTAATATGTGGATTTTGCGCTATATGGCTTGCAGATGGTGAAGTAAGGGAACTATCTAAGCCACATAAAAAGAAAGTTATTGCGTTATGCATTGCGTTTGTAATTAGCGCATTAATAGCGGTTTTAGTACCTACAAAAGATGCAATGTATAAAATGCTATTGGCGCATTATGTAACAACTGACAATATCCAAATAGTGAATGATGCTATCAAAGGCAATTTACAGGATTATTTAAACATGTTAGGGGAAACGGTTAAGAATTTACGGTAATGAACCATACGGGGGAATAAATGACGGATAAAGAATATAGAGAGATAGGCAAGGAATTCCTAGGACCGATTAAATTAATATCAATGAAAATCAAATCATTGAAAGAAGATCTAAAGCGTTTACAGTCAGATGTAACGACGATAAGGACCATTGATTATAGCAAAGAACGTTTAAGCGGTGGCGGAACGCCGGGCGGGTTAGACCGGCAAATTGTACGGCTTGAAAGTAAACGTGATGCCGTAAAAGAAGAAATAGGCGCATTAATTGATGAACGGGAAACGGCGGCGGATATCATCAACAAATGCACCATAGGGAAAACTAATATATTATTAATGCGTGAGTACATCGACGGGGAAAGCGCGAAATATGCGAAAAGTTTTACGGATTTAGAAAAAACGCAATCCAGCGAATTAAAAACACTAGGCCTTATTGAAGTAGGGAAATATTTACATGAAACGTATTATCCAAGCATGTATACTGCAAAGTCGGTTAAAGTCGGACTACACCGAACTACATCGGAATAATACGGAAACGCCATATATAGTATAATTATAGTGTCAAATGATGCTTAAAAGGTCATTGGCGTAATTCTCCTATATATACGATGCACATGGGGAACTTTGGGCCGTTCCCCTCTTGTGTATTGTAAACCGATACCGATAAAAAGAATTCCTTTCAAACATACACAATGTCATTGAGAACAATCCTATCAAATATAAATATGTACTACCAAGCACAACAACAATAAGCATAATGAACCTAATTTCATGTGATCTATATCGGTATTGGTTTAGAGTATACAACAAAAATGAATAAAGTTATCAGAATATGAGGTATATCCACGGCGATATATCTCATTTTTTGTATAAAAGTAACATTTGATTATTGAAAACTGAACATAATGCACATTTTTTTATTTTAAGAGATATCACCTTTCATAGTTTCCAGTGATCTTTTAGTGCGGCGTGTTCGGTTTTGAGTAATTAAAAAAGCCGCCCTGTGTAGGCGGCCTTTATTTTGTTATTCGTAGTAGTGGCAAGCAATAACTTCGTTTGTGTTATTGTCGATTAATTGCCATTCAAAACCGAAACTCATTGTACTGATGAAATCGGAAGCATCTGTTTTGTTTTCAAATTTCCATGTTTTGTTTGTGTTTACATCTTTAAGTGTTAGCATTTTAAATTCTCCTTTTTGAATACTTGCGTTTTCTGATGTATCTTATGGCTTAATTATACTTGCGTTTTCGCAAGTAGCCAATAGGAAAATTAAAAATTTTTCAAAAAAAGTTTTGTGAAGGTGGTGAAAAGCTAGTGAATATCATATGTACAAAATCAAAATGTCTTAACAACAAAGGCGGCCAATGTACTGCCAACGAAATATACTATGACGGCTTATGCCAAACATATTGCACTAGCCAACACGCCAGCAAGCAACACGCGGGAATATGCCAACGATCACATGGCAGAATGAAAAGCAAGGATAACAACATACTACGATAGGGGGTGAAACAATGGCGAAAACTACATATAAGGACTGGGAAGCAGAAGAAAAGATTTTGCTTTTACAAGGCTGGGCGCGCAACGGTTTAACAAATGAACAGATTGCAAGCAATATGGAAGTGGCAGTTTCAACCTTATGGGAATGGCGCAAGAAGTCGCCCAAAATATCGAACGCCCTAAAAATAGGGAAAGATGAAGCAGATATACAAGTAGAAAATGCACTTTATAAAGCAGCACTTGAAGGAAATACAACGGCTATGATTTTCTGGCTTAAAAATCGACGTTCTAAAGAGTGGCGAGACAAGATACAACAGGAAATCACAACAGAAAGCGCCGTTAAGCTGGTTATTGATAATAATGAATTGAGTGAGCCAGATGAGTAAAACAAATCTGTTTCGCGATGTAATACGGCCAACACCTAAGCAAAAGGAATTTTTAAGGGCAGTTAAGCAAAACATATACACTCTATATGGTGGCGCTGCTGGTGGTGGTAAATCGTATATACTCCGCTGGGGTTTAGTTTGGCTTTTAATTGATTGGTTCATCAAAACAGGAATTAAAGGCATACGCGTCGGATTATTCTGTGAAGATTATCCAAGTTTAGATGATCGTCAAATATCCAAAATCAAAATGGAGTTTCCGGAATGGTTAGGAAGCTATAAGGAAAGTAATCATGAATTCACATTGAATGATGAATTAGGCGGCGGCGTGATATGTTTCCGTAATCTTGATAAGCCAAGCAAATACCTTTCAAGCGAATTCGCTGCTATTGCTATTGATGAATTAACATTGAATAGTCGCGATGTATTCGACTTCTTGCGTATGCGGTTGCGTTGGACTGGTATCACGGATACAAAATTAATCGCAGCAACTAACCCGGGCGGCAAGGGCCATATGTGGGTTAAAGACTTATTCATTGATAGAAACTTTACAAAAGAAATGCAACCGTTCGCCGATAAAATTGCATATATCCAAGCAAGGGCAAGCGATAACCCGCATCTATCACAGTCTTATATAGATGCACTTAATACGTTGCCGGAAAAGCTACGTAAAGCGTATTTAGACGGCGACTGGAACATATTCGAAGGTCAAGTATTTACAGAATTTAGAAACGATAAGCATGTAATAGAACCGTTTGAAATACCGCATCATTGGCAACGGTACCGTTCAATGGACTGGGGATATACGAAACCATATGCAGTATATTCCGCTGCCGTTGATTATGACGACGTTTTATATATTACTGGTGAGTTTTACGGTTGCAAGCCGGGCATGCCGGATACTGGTACACAGGAAACGGCAAGGGAAGTAGCACAAAAGATAGAACATTTAAAAGACTATCAAGGCGTAGCAGACCCGGCAATATGGCAGCGAACAGGCCACGACGGCCCAACGATTGCGGAAATATTTGCAACTGAGGGCGTGTACTGGGTACGTGCTGATAATGATAGATTGGCCGGACTTATGCAAGTACATCAACGATTAAAAGAGGGTAAGTTAAAGATATTCAGTAATTGCGTACATTTAATACGAACGCTGCCAGCTTTAACATACGATAAAATCAAGGTCGAAGATGTAGATACAAAGCAAGAAGATCATGCGTATGATGCGGTGCGTTATATGTGTATGGCGCGGCCTGTTAAATCAGTTAAACCAGATAAGCCATTTAATGACGGTTATAAATATGTTGATGATAGCGAAGGAGATATAAGCGCATGGGGCGTATGAGTGAAAGGGCGTTGCGTGATTACGCCTTTAAGGTTCTTAAATCGGAATATGGCGAACGTGAAGAAAAGGGCGTTATTATTCCGGCTAAATATACAGATGCAGAACTAGCGGAATTCGCCAAGGCGATGCCGCAATGGCAATTAGAGCAGATGTACGATATGATTTATGGTTCTGAAATGGTGGAGTAATGGATATAGAACAAACAACCTTTGATATATACGAAGCAAAACAGAATGTAAAAAATGCATTGGCCGCCACGTCAGAATGGCGCAAGGCTGCTGCCGAAGATTTTGCATTTATGCAAGGGAAACAATGGCAAGACGGCGATTTAAAGAATATGCGCGAAGCTGGACGGCCAGCAATTACAATTAATAGAATTAGACCGGTTATTAATCTCTTATGCGGTTATGCATCACAGAACGAAACAGAACCGGACTTTTTACCACGTTCCGAAGAAGATGATAGAATAAGCCGCGTTGCGAAAGGTATTACAAAATACTGTTTAGACCGTGCGAACTATCAACGCAATAAGGGCAAATGTTTCCGCGATAAGATTATTTGTGGTTTAGCCAATTACTGGGTATCGTATGAATTCGACTATACGAAGTTAGACGGCACTATTCAGATTGAACGTGTTTCTCCGTTTGATGCTTTCATTGATCCGGAATGTAAGAAGGACGATTTAAGCGATGCGCAATATGTTGGCCGATATAGTTGGGAAAGTGCTGCCAAGTTAAAGCAAATCTATCCGGAAAAGGTTGACGAAATCAACGCATTAAAAAGCAGATATGACGAAACCGAACAGGAAGCCGGCGTAATTGAAACAGTAGACGGCGAAGCGTTATGGTTTAACACGAATTACAATAAAATCCGTGTAGTGCAGTACTGGTATAAGGAATACGGCAAGAAGAACGTATACATGACAAAAGAGGGGTTAATTGATGAAGCTAACCCGTTATTTGTTGTATTAATGGCTACAGGGAAGAAACCTACAAGTATTCCAGATACTAAAATCAGATACGCAACGTTCGCCGATAGTGTTCTATTGGAAGAAGGCGAAAGCCCTTATAAGCATGGTAAATTTCCGTTAGTGCGTGAATATTGTTACTATACAGGCGAATTAGTCGATGATGAACTAGAACCAGCTGGCGTAGTGCGTGATATTAAAGATGCACAACGTGAGTTAAACAAAAACCGAAGCCAACGCATGCACGTTGTTAATCAGCAGTCTTTAGGCGTTAAATTCTGGCAAGGTCAACTAACTGAACAAGTTAAGCGTGATATTAAAAATAATAGCACTAAACCGGGCGCGAATATCTGGTTACCGCCGGGCGTATCATTCGTAGACGGCACGCCGGCAATGGATAGCAATATTAATATGGCCCTTGAGCAACAATCAAGCAATGATTTCTATTCTATCAGCGGTATCACTCCGGAAAGTTTGAGCGGTAGCGTTGGCAGTATGAGCGGCAAGGCAATCGACTTGCGGCAATCTGTAACAACCGTTCAAACGGCTGGCATCTTTGAGCAATCAAAAGAAGCAGAACGACAAATTGTAAAATTGTTATGGGGTGAGAAAAACGCACCGGGTTTAATTCCACAATTCTACAACGAAGCCAAAGCGATGCGCATTATGGGCGATGACGGTCAAAAGGAATTTGTACAGATTGCACCGGGTTTAAATCAACCTATGCAAGAACAAGTTTTAACCGATGCATTTGGGCAACCGCAACGCGATGCGGAAGGTAACCCGATTAAACAAGTTTTGTATGATCTATCCGCCTTTGATTTTGATATTGTAATTAGTACAAGCCAAGCAAGCGCAACGGCAAGACGTGCTAACCTTTACCAATTATTGGAAGCTAAGAAAAGCGGCGTTGATATTCCTATGGATATTATCCTTGATTTCATGGATTTCCCAGAAAAAGAAACGGTTAAGAAACGCATGCAAGAAGCGGCAGAAAAGCCAGCGTTACCAGAATTGCGCGTAAGTGGTTCGCTTGATGATATGCCAGCGGAAGCATTGAGTATGTACCTACAAACATTAGGCGTACAGATTTCACCGCAGCAAATCATGGCGGAACGGTTAGCCTTGAAAGGTAAACAACCAAACATTCAGAATACACCGCAAATTATGCCGCCTATGAACGATTTAGGCACTATGTAATATAAACTATCAACACAATATTAAACGCTCCGTAATGGGGCGTTTTTTATATTATTTTCGCCCTAAGTAACGGCGTTAAAAGGCTTGCTTATACATTATCGCCCGGCAACGGCGTTAAACTGCCATATTTCTTTATTCGTCCGGCAATGACGTTAAAAGGCTAAGGAGTATTAGATATGGAAAAAGATTTAGTTAATATCGAAGATGCTGGTTTCACTCCGGAAGATTTAGAAAACGCGGGCGTGAACGTTGATGAACATACCGAAGAAACGGATACACCAGAAGCGGCAACAGATGAACCCTCTACAGATGATGCGGCGGAAAGTGATGCGAATGATGCGGAAGTAGATGCAGCGGCGCCGAACACTAATGAAGAAGAACCGGAACACGAAGAAAACCATACAAACGATAACAATCTAAAAGCGGCACTTGCACAGGAACGCGCAAGACGTAAGGCGGCCGAGGAACGCGCAAGACAATTTGAAGCGCAACAAAGACCAATTACATTGCCAGATAATGAAGTATCTGATATCCGGGACTTTGTACGCCGTGAAGCATTAAAACGCTTTAATTTGACGGCGGAAGATTTAGAAAGTCTTATGTTTGAAGATGTTCAAAAGTATAACGATTTCATTCGTTTTGAAGCTAACGCAGAATACACGATCACAAATCAACAGTTAGCAGTACACCAACAAAGACAAACAAATCTAAATTTCGTAAATGAAATTAAATCGTTACCGAATTTCGGGGAACTGTATCAACGCGGATTAGAAAAGCTAAACGGCATGACAATGCGCGATGCACAACCAATAAACGATGCGTTCTACCGCGTAGATATTGGAGAAGGTACCGATGCCGATTTTGAAACAATTAGAAAATTTGTTAATGAACTGCAAAATGAACGGGCAACGAATACCGACGTTACAAATAACCCGTTACAGGTGGCCGCAACGTTGCCGAAGGCTGGCGCGTTAAACGGTGGCGTTCCTACACCTAATAAGGTAACTGAAGAAGATATTTTGAAAGCGTATCAAACGGGCAATCTTGATGCATTGCCGGACGATGTACGCAAGTATTTCGACGAATTATAAGAGGTAAAATATGGCAGACCAAAGAAACCAAGTTAATATCCCAGCAAATTTAGTACCTAAAGTATGGGCTAAAAAAGTATGGCACGAAGGCGTAAAAGATAGTTATTTTGATAAGTTTACTGCAATGGACGGTTCCAATGTAGTACACCAAAACAAAGACTTAACAAACGTAAAAGGCGATAGCGTAGTATTCGGCTTGATGATGAATTTAACAGGTCCCGGCGTTGAAGGTAATCAAAAATTAACTGGCGCCGAAGATACATTGAACATTTACGATTTTACTGTACAAACTAAATTAATCCGTAATGCGGTATCTCGCTATGAAGCGGACGACCAAAAAACACAATATGATATGTTGAAAGAAATTAAAGGCGCGTTGAAGCAATGGCTTGCTGATTGGTTGGATAACAAATTGATGAGTGAATTATGTTCGACTCCGTCCTCTTCTAAAGAAGCGGTAGCTGCAAGTGCTGCCGGTACATATTCCAGCATTACGGCAAATGATAAATTGACAACAACTATTATTTCCCGTGCTAAACGTAAGGCGATGATGCATGCACCAAAAGTGCAACCGATTAAAGTTGACAGCATGGATAAATACATCATGCTTGTTCACCCGTGGGCGGCACGTGATTTAAAAGATGATCCAAAATGGTTGGCAGCACAACAAAACGCAAATGTTCGCGGTTCTAAAAACCCTATCTTTACTGGTGCGTTGGGCGAATATGACGGCGTTATTCTTTATGAATATGAACGCGTATTGTGCGATAACACAGGCGCATCTAGTGCGAATGTATGCCATAACTTATTATTAGGTAAACAAGCGGCATGTTTCGCAGTAGCAAGACCAGCTAAACACATTGAACAAACAGACGATTACGGCAACATCGCCGGTAATGGTATTGCGTTCTATGGCGAAGTTAAAAAAACAAAATTCAATAATAAAGACTACGGCTCTATTCAAGTATTAACTGGTGGCGTTGTAGAAAGCTAATTTTTGAATTATGGGCGGGGTAATACCCGCCTTTATTCTTATATGGGGTGAATATGAACGTAAAACAAGTTATCAATAGGGCGTTCATGCAAATAGGCGATACACCACAGGAACAATATACTCCGTACCATTTGTTAGAGTATTACAACGAAGGCAACCACCTATTAAATGCCCTTATCGGTCAGTACTGCCCTAGTTTGGCACAGGCAACGCACGAAGATAACGGCACCGGACGGATTACGCTGCCCGGTCAATGTATCAGCGTGTTAAATGTCAAAGCCGATGATGCGGACGTACAGGCCTATCATGTATTGAATTTACAAACGATAGTATTTGATGCAGATCATGAGCAGAAAATAACCGTTGATTATATAATGACTGCTGGCTATAAGAAGCTGGAAGATGAAAGCGGACTACCGGCAGAATTAGAAACATTACTTGTTGATTACATCGTATATAGGGTTATGAACCTTGATATTTCCGGCGTAACGGCAAATATGGTTAATGCGTTGCAATCAATTAATAATGGTTTAGGTAACAATGAAAGCGTAATAGCGGAAGGGTACTGGGATTATGGTAGTAAGCGAATTGATTACGCTGGTTAATGTAGAGTCTAACGAAATATTAGATGAACAGTTGGAGTATATCCAATACATTAACGCAGCTATTGACTGGCTAACTACTATTCTAGTTAGCATTAAAGACCGCGAAGTAGTTAAGAATACCGATATACAGAATTTAAAAGCGGTTCCTTCTGATTTCATGGGGTTTGTTCCTAAAAGCGGTTATCCTATCCGCATCATAAACGGAACATTTGAAACTTATGACGGGGAAACAGTCAACCAAGTATTTTATAGCGTACGGAAAAATCACGTTGACGAAATGGACGATACTATTCCGTTTTCTGAATTCTTTCATCAGTATTTAGTGCAGCTTATATCTTTCATGGTTAAAAAGAAATCACTTATGACGGATTATGCTGCATATGATAAACAATTCATTGACTACATAACGGAACAGATTAAGGCGGCAAGAGGTATAGCATAATGGGCGTTAAACAGGTGGCAACTACAAACGGGTTCCGGCTGGGCCTTGATTGGAGCAACCCGCCGGAAAATATCGACGTGCAAGCGCTAACACAGGCGCAACAATGCGAATTCGATAGAACAGACAACGCACTACGTACCGTTCCGGGTATTCGTATATTGTATGATTTTGGACTACCAGTAGAAACGCTATATCATGATGTGTACCGTAATAAGTGGTACTTTTCTAGTGGCCGAAATTTATATGAAACAGATTTCAGCAGTAATAAATTATTAGGCACATTAAATGGTACCGAACGGCCGAAGTATCATGCATTTGGCGGTGATATTCTTATTGCAAGCGGTGATAAACTGCAAGCCATTTCTGGTGCTGGTAAGTTATCCACTATTGAAAGTCCGGCATGTGATATGGTTTCAAGTCATTCCGGGCGTGTACTTATTGCATCGACTTATTCGCATAGGTTGAATTGGTCGGCAGTTGGCGACTACAACGCATGGAACCATAATAGTAACGATGCATCAAGCGCGCAATATGTAGACGTTGGATATAAAGACCAAGGCAGCATCATTGCGATTGATTTCTTATCACGTGCAATTATTGTATACAAAGAATACGGGCGCGTGTATCAAGTAATTGGTACGCCGGATGCACAGAATTTAACTGTATATCCGTTATCCTCTACGGGTTATTGTAGCGGTGCAACGGTGAGCGTTGATGATCGTAGTTACTATTTAGGTAATCAAGGGTTTATGTCTTTCATGCCTACAAATACCTATGCAGAAATACAACCGTTTGAAACTGGCTTGAATATCAACTCTTATCTATTGAAGTACATAACGAAAGATTGCGAAGTATGGCATATATCCAGTAGAAAGCAAATCTGGATTAAACCATATAACGGGGAAACAGTTTTTATATATCACTACTTGCCACGCTATGAGGACGGGCGCGGCGTTTTCACATCAAGAAAATTTACGCATGGCATCAATGCGGCGGTGAATGTGGACAAAGAAGTATATATAGCATACGGAAATAAAATTGGTATTCTTGATGAAACGATAGATACAGATGATGCGGTACAAATTCAAACATCAATAATCAGCGGCAACAGATTGGCAACACGTCAATTTGTGTTGATTATGAACTATAATTTCGTAACGCATAATCTTATTCCCGGTCATGGTACTATTGGCATCTCAAATAAGAAGCCTAAGCCAATTAACTTTTCAAGCAAGGCAACCAAAACATACTATGCGAATGAAAAGCTATATGATGCCAAAACATTAATGAATGTTAATGAATACACGAAGGCGTATAAGATTGGCGGTGGTGCAAATCGTAATGTACAATTTAAAATCAATGTTCAAAAGGGCGCTATTTCGTTACGCCAGTTAGATTATACGTATGAAGAGGTTTAAACATGGCATATAAAGAAAAATACCCTTTGGATATAACGCCACAGGGCGATACTGTACAAGATAGTATCAAGAAAAACCGCGATGAATTATTGAACGTTGCGCAACAAATGGAATTAAAAGCCGGCGGCGGTGGTGGTACTGGCGGCGGTGGTGGTACCGGTGGCCTACGTAACAGTGTATTGAGCGGTAAAGTAAGCAATGGCGAATTCTCATTCTTAACCGGCGACAACCTAAGCGTAATGATTGACGGTAGTCAAACGCCTGTATTGCTATCATTCGCCGACGGTTTCAACGATTACGGCGCGGTGGATTATATCCAAACGATTAACCGTAAACAAAGCGCATGGAGTCTACCGGCCAACAATACGTCGTATTTATACGTTGAGCGGTCAGCATCTGGCGGCTTAACTTATGGCAGTACAACGCTTGAACCGATGCGCCAGCCAAATGCACCAGCAGCGGCAACGGATAAAATGTACTACAATACTACAAACGAAAAAATGTATGTGTATACTGGTACATACTGGAAAGAAATATTGCGCGTGGTGGTAGCGATTGCCGTTACAGATGCAACGCGTGTAAAGTCAATCAAGTATTATGATCCAAACGTAAACACTGCAACAGATGCCGTAATTGGCACACGTACGGTTGACGGTAAAGCGTATGCATTAACAGATATTCTCAATCAAATGGCGGAAGCTATTAAAAAGATTGCTGGCGATGCTAATTTCACAAATAACCCAAGCCGAACATTAAAAACGGTAATGGATACCATTAACGGTTTAGGAAGTACGTATTACAAAAATACTGATACAGTCGCGGAAGCAACGCATGCAGCACGCGCAGACGTAGCAACACGCGCAACAACGGCAGATAGTGCTACAAACGCTACAAATGCTACGAATTGCGTGCGTAAAACTGGCGACACTATGACGGGTACGTTAAATGTTCCGGGCCTTTCTAATAACTCAATCGATTTAGATTATCTTGCCAACAATAAGGCTGGTTATAGCGGTTTCACATTCGGTGAATTAAATAACTACCGTATATGGGGTACTGCATATTGGGGTATTGGGGCCATGTTTCCGTGGAATACAAGCCAAGACCGTATATTAGGTACTCAGCTTTATTTTGCCAACAGTAACGCGGCATTTATTCGTTTTGATACAAATACGAAGGGCATGACGGAATGGCAACGCATCGCAACGTTTGAAAATAACAACACGTTGACGTTCCCGAATGGCGCAAAGTTAAGGGTGGAATAATATGCCTAATTTAGTACTAGAATATAACGGCCAAATTTACCGGTTCGGATTAACTGCAAATGCAGCAGTAACGAACGGCCAAAATATTAAGGTTCCATTTAATGGAAGCGAATTATACGCACGTATTGGAGACGATAACACGCCGTTAAAAGTTATTAAAAACGGGCGCACGTATTCTGTACAGTATAATCCGGCTGCATTTAATAATATTTATGTAGATAGGCCGGCTAGTGATCGTTCAGAATGGCGTAACACAGTATTTTTACCAAGTGGAAATTATCGTATCACAATAGACGGAAGCACGCGCGATAGTCGAGAAATACGCATTAATGATAATAAAAACCTTGAAATAGTAATGAATATTATCGGTCAAGGGTATGGAAATCAGCGTTTAAAACTGACTATTAGCGGGTATTATGATAGGCAAATACTAGCCGGAAGCAATCGTAATAAATTCAGCATAGAACGAATAGGGGATTAATGATGCAAATTGAAAGCCTTGAAAGCATGATTAAAGACTATGAACGGCGCACGGGTGAACGTGTTAGTCTTGAAGGGTTTTATTTCGATGAAAATAATAACTACAAAGACAAATACAATTACTATTTCAAATGGTTCCCTAATGTTGGGTTCTTGTTCTGGACTATCAACGAACATGACGGCCAGCGGTATTTTACTATCTGGCAAACATACGGCGATATGAAAGTAATAGGAAAGTACATCGTTGAAGTAATGAAGATGAATGATCTTGATGTAATTGTAACGGCAACACATCGAAGCGTGCGCGGTTTCATTAAAAAGTGGAACATGGAACGCGTTCCAACTATGGACTATACCTATAATGGGTTTAATTACAAAGTGTTGAAAACGGTGAAAAAACACCTTGAAGCGACTTTGTAGAAAGGAAAAGCATGTTTAAATTTGACTTGCAATTATTTGGCGGCGGCGGTAAAAAGTCGAAGGTAAGCAGCATTGACGCCAAACTACCTACGGCAACGGCCGACGAAAAGCAACTATTACAAGGCCAAATGGATTGGATTAATAACACCAATCGAAGCGCCAACACCTTGCAAGGTATGGGCGATGCGGCCTTGAATAATGTGATAACGCCAGAATACGGCAATATGTATAATTCGTATTTAGGTGCTAACCGCGGCAATCAAAATGCAATAGGGGCGTTGCAGAACCTAGTAACAACGGCCGGCGCCAAGAATTTAACTGATAACACGCGGTATGCAAATCAGTTAGCGGCAAGCGTTGACGCTATGAACAACGGCGCAAGCCAACTGGCTAACGAATATAACGGCGCATTGCTTAATAATCAAAACGCAATGGATAGTATCACAAACGGCCAACTACCTACAGGCTATGCAGATGCTAGACGGCAAGCGTTAAACAATGATTTACAGGCAACTGTAGGCAATGCAGTTTCTAGCCTAGCAAGTCGCGGCATTGTGAATTCATCTATTACAGATAATGCATTAAATGATATTAGCAAGAACGCATCAAATACACTTGCGGCACAATATTCAAATGATTTAGGCCAAGCGGCGGCACTCAATACGCAAACTCTTAATAATAATTTAAGCGGTATCGGTGCAAAAATGGGGTTATGGGGTAATACCTACAATAACAACCAAAACGGTATTATTAATCAAGCAAATCTAATGAACCAAGGTTATGCAAATCAGATGAATAACGCCGGCACCGCAGCGGGTTTAGTAGGTCAACGCGAAGGGTTAGCGCAAAACCCTATTAATACAGGCGCAACAACACAAAGCGCGGCAATTCAACCGGCCAAAGATTACTACTCTATGAGCCAGTTAAATAACGCGGATCAAGAAGATTTACTTAATAGATTTATGTCATTACGTTATGGACTAGCACAACCAGCACAAACAATGGTTAAGCAAGGTTCTGGCGGTTTCTTTGGAGGACTTATGAAAGGTTTTTGTTTTGTAGCGGGTACTGAAATTGCAACACCAGAAGGTGGCAAGGTTATTGAGACGTTTGTAAATGGTGATACTGTTATCACGTTGGGTGCGGTAAACGATGTAATTGCATTGCATGATATGGGCGAAAAAGAAACACATCGCCTTGAAACTGTATCCTTTGGCGTAACAACCACAGGCACAGAAAAGGTGTTAACTCCGGAAGGCTTGAAATTAGTTAGTGAATTGGTAGTTGGCGAAGTTATTATGACGGTTAATGCTTATGAACCGGTTACATTAAGCGAAGCAACTGGCAATACTGAACACGTATACGAATTGCAATGTACTGGTGATAATTTATTCTATGCTAACGGCATTATGGCGGAAGGCATCAATGAAGATGAATTGAAAGCTATTGCAGATGCAGCGGAAGAAACACCGGAAGAAAAACCAGCCAAAAAAACAACTAAAAAATCCAGCAAGAAAGATGAACCAGTAGAGGAAGCAACCGAAGAAGCAGCAACCGAAGAAGCAGCAACCGAAGATAATAAGAAAGTAGAGGAATAACACAATGGGCGTTATCTACGTAAAAGACTTTGAACCATGGGCGGCGTTGGGTGAATTAGCCGG